TTTCACCAAATCTCCTTTTGTACCACGTATCATTTATCCCTAACAGTCCTTCCAGTACTGAGGCATTGGCTTTCAACGCCTCACTTAATTCCATCTTTTCCATAATATTTTTTATTTACCAGTTTCAGTTTCCAAATTGTTTTTCTTATAATCCTGCCATGAGTCGGCGAGCTGCCCCACCGAAGCGGAAGTGTAGAGGTCAAGTATATGAATCTCGTCATCGGCAAGCTCCACAAGCTCGTTCCGATAGATCTTCTCCGCAAGCACGTGAGCCGGAAGACCGGGCACGTTCCTGTAAATGCCGTCAGCAATATCCTTACGGATATCCGCTATCACCATATCCTGTCTGTCTATCCCCGTGAACAGGGGAAATTTTGTAAAATCAACTTTCATAATATTCTTAATTAAATACTGTTATCCGCAATAAAACATAACCCAATAATTGCCCATACATTTAACGAATCCGGACGCATAATCCAGATCAATGGAGGACATCTCTTTTCCTCCGGGGGCAGGCAGGATGCGCCCGCCTGTCAGTCTTACCCCGCCGCTCATACGTTTGAAGTATATGGTATGTCCCGGAACATCCGGAGGAAGTGTCACTTCTATATTACCCGTATTAATAAACATCACATTGTCATCATTGTTATTCAGGGAAGTGCTGACGGATATGTTCCTCCAGTTCCCCACTATGCCATGAAGAGACACATAACTGTCATTGTTCGGATGAAGGAAAATGTTACCCCCCTCCACGAACAGAGGAATGCTCAGGGTCTTGATGTGCATCCCGATCATGGCATTCGGACTCTGTATGTCAATTCCGGCATCATACGATATCCCTTCGATTGTGACAAATTTCGTGTTCCCTCCGATTTTTACACGTGCAAATGTCCTTTCGTTATAAAACTCTATCTGTCCGGCAGACAGGTTGAAACCGACATGGGAATCCGTCCCCTCATAAAGAGTTTTTGAGGACAACATGCCGGAATCTATGGAAAACGGACCGATACGTCCGCTATCCGCCGTGATTTTTCCGCTGATGTCCACATTGACCGCCATGATACCGTCCGCATCAATCATGGACGCCTTGATCTTCTCGGTCAACAACAGCTTGGTGGCGATAAAAGTCCAGCTCTGTGCTACCTCCCAGTATTTTATTTTTCCCGAAGCCACATTCTGTTTGGGGGTTTCCGTCGATACCGACGTATGCGAACGGATGCACAGGTACAGCAGGTTGTCATAAAGTACAATGTCGTAAAACTGCTGCCCTTGCTTGCCCTCCAGGTAAGACACAGACGCCCCCCATACACGCATACGCATGCGCGCTCCCTTATCTCCCTTGTCACCTTTTGGAGCAAAACTGACCTGTCCGGTTCTAGTCACCAACGGCATATCACCTCCTTATTCCTTGGTTGTGATGGTCCATGCCACGTTGCCTCCTGCCTGCTGGCACATGTCCCAAGTACACGTGCCGGAAGTGGCTGCTGTACCGGAAGTAGACGGGTTAAGGACTACTCCTGCACTGTCCATGAACACGAAATAGAAAGTCATGTCCTTGTACTTGGTGGTACTTCCACGCTTGACCAGAATGGGCTTATAGACCACCGTGTCACCACTTTCCCGGATGGTCTCGTCCTCGGGCGTGGGATTCAGGATCAAATCAAACGGATCGGACGCATCCATTACGGACTGCGTGTCCTGACCGATGAGCTTGCCGCCCTGGTACACCTCCACTCTGAACACACCTGTCGTGTCAACCATATCGTTGGTGACGGTCAATGTCTGTGTGGTCTTTCCGCTCAGCACGCTCCACGCACCGTTGACCTGGTTGTACCACTTGTACGCCAGTCCGGTAGTAATCTCGTCACTGCCCATGCGCGCTACGGCTTTCAGAATGCAGCTCTGCCCTTTGTCCCGAAGGGTAAAATACTTGTTGTCACCGGCAATGATCGTCACATGCTTTTGGTTTCCGACCCCCTTGGTGATGGGGATGCTATAGACGAACTGGACGGTGTCGCTGGTATTCCCTATCGTCACGGTAGCTTCACCCTTGATGGTACAAGAGGCCGCTCCGCTCGCCTTGACCAGATTCTTGACGATCTGCAATCCGTAGTAATCCGTCGTACCGGGCTGGTAAGGGATAAACTTGAAATGTCCCGTCTCACCGCCAAACGTGTTGGTGGAGACATTGCCCGAGAACTTGATCTCGACATCATTGAAATACCATCTCATGGAGGAAGGAACCACCAGCCCTTCCGCCACCCGCGAAGAGGTGAGAATGAAGGACAAGACGGGCTTGAGCGAAGCGAAATCCGGTGCGATGTTCGTCGGCGCGGACGCTTCGCCCATATACTCCTGATACAGATCTCCCTGGTTACACTGGATGGCAGGCATGTACACGCCGCCCTTTTGCGAAAATATGACCTGTCCGGTCGCGCTGGCCAAACTCATGACGCTCCTCCTTCCCCGGTCGTTTCCGTACTATCCGTGCCTTCGGAGCTTTCGGTGTTGTCCTCCCCCCAAGAGGCAGGTGTGAATACTTCGACGGGATGGTCCGTACCGTCTATCTCTTCTTTCGCCGCCTGCGGGGTCAGGCAGATGCCGCCCGCTTCCTTGGCCCTGTCAAATACCGTGTCGCCGGGGAAACGTGCCACGTCCGCCTGCCACAATAATACATTGCCATCCGCTGTCCTGTTGCGGATATCGGTCAGATGCAACCGGTCGGCAACCTCCTTCGTTACTTTAATGTAAAATGCCATAATTCTATTGTTTTTAATGTTATCCAAATTTTCTTACTACTACCGCCTTGCCCCCCTGTGTGAGCACCTTGCCGCCTTGTGTCAGCGCCACGTAAGGGCCTCTGTCCTCCACCTCCAGCTTTAACATCATGCCGTTGCTGAAAGGTATCCTGGGAGAGTATCCGTCGGCAACCTTGGCATATCCGGCATCTCCGCTCTTCTTGACGTACCAGTGGCAGTTAAACATGACGGATGGATTCGGGATACCCCCCATGGTATCCCGAATGACGGGTCTGGGAAAGATGGCGTAAGTCCCATCCGGAACACCCGTAGGTACGCCCTCCCAGTCGGCTTCAATCTTCGGAATCCTGCGGCGTATCACCGTAGAGACTGCCGGGTCCGATGTGCCCGGGGTTGATGCCGGAGTCCCGGAAGCCGCATAGGTGGCCTTGCAGACAATCGTGATGTCATCACCTATATAATTGCGGTCAATCTTATATACATTCTTGTTCAGTGATACAAACTCCCAGTCGTTGTCACCCGCTCCTGTGGTTATCGCCTCCAGCGCTCCCGTAGACAACAGACGGTACCAGAAGAACTTGCATTTGCCCGTAGCCGTCACGTCCGTGTCGCCTACCATCAGTTTAGCCGTGATGGTCTGTGCGGTGATGTCACGCACCGGGTTCCAGTCCAGCGTGGACGGGCTGTCTATCGTCAATACGGGGATCGCATCCGTACCGTCAACCGCGCGGACAAGACGGCTCATCTGAAAAGTAAACAGCTGTCCGGTACGTGTGTCGGCATATTCCGCGTAAAACTCCAGCGTGACGGGTTTTAGGACGGTGACATTTTTTTTCATTGTGATCTGTCCCTTGCTGTCACCGGACTCCGTAATGCTGTAGCCTGTGTTTGTCGATGTGATAAGTGTGCGTGTGGTTCCGATGCGCTCGTACCACTTCATGTTGGTCAGTCTGGAGTTGACCGCCCCGATTTTAGTCACCGCTTCCGGATCGGTGGCGTTGCACCGCGGAAACAGGACCAGCGGTGTCAGCGTATAGTCCGGAGTGTATTCAGCTTTGTCAGCCTGGTAGACCTGCATGTCCGGCACGCTGCCCACCACCTCGATGTTACAACTGGTTTGTAACAGCCGGTAGTTGATTTCTATTTTTCGTTGCTTTGTTGCCATTGTTCCTATTAATCATTATTTTTGTTATGTAACTTTTAAAAATTAACTATATGAACGAAACAAGAATGAAACTCGCAGAGCATAGACTGAGAAGCGAGTTAGGCAAATTCAGATGTCCAATGTGCCAGAATGAAAGTGAATTTGACTTTCTTCCTGAAGAGTTCCAAATCTTAGGCTATGACATTGACGAAAAAGAGGTAAAGGCAGACTCTAGTAAAGCGTCTTATATACCTGTAATCGTCAATATATGCCCCAAGTGTGGCTATGTAGCACACTTTAATTTGAGGTAAGGTTCTCTTCTTGAAAATCTAATCGTACAAATTCTTTCACTGAATGTTCTCCCTGAAGTGTTGCAGCACTCTTGGGGAGAACTTTCTTTTTGCACAAACCTTACTTTTTTTACTAATACTTTACCCATAATCTTATATTTTTAAAATGTTACAAAATTCTCCGCCACTTCAAACTGCTGCCCGTCACGCAATAACGCCTGTGCTTTAAACGTACACACCCGCATGTTGGTATAATTCGGTCCGAGATCATCTATCGTCAGAGGAAGATTTTTCCCGGCGCCGGCACGCTTCACCGCCCATGCGTTATCTTCTGATACATTCCCGGTATCACGCGTCCAGCTCACATCAGCGTCAAGTATATGATCTGTCACGTCACGGTTGTACAGCTTGCCGGTAATATATAACGTTGTGGAAAAAGTCTCGATATCAAAATACCACCCCTTTGTGCTGCCGATCTCTATCGTAAATTCCGGGTTCCCTTCCAGCATCGCCCATCCGGCCGCCGCATATTGCGGTTCGTCGGCTGTTCCCGTCATCAGGCACTTCCATTTGCAGCCGTAGTGCCAAACCGTGTCCGCCCGCTCCTGCGTATTGGTGTAAGGATTGTCAGAGGACGCGACTTCGGCCGACCAAAAGCCACGGTCCACCAGTTCCTGTACGGGCAGTCCCTGCCAGTCCACCCGGTAAAGTTCACCGAAGATGCCGGCACGGGCGAATATGTACGAGTGCTTATAGTTGACGGGGAGATTGTCAAACAAATCCAAATTGGGCAAACGCCCCAATATCATGTAATAGTTGTTCTGTTCCAAGACAGGCTTCGTTACTCCTTCCAGCCAGACAAGACATTTATCCGTGGTGGCGGACAAATACCAGTAGCTTTGCCTGTCCTCATTGAAGGCGTTTCCTCTTCTGGTAATGATCGTCAACTCTGTGGGAGGATAGTTTTTACCGCCCGGCACCTCACTGTCCGGGTATGACAACACCGAGATGGAGTTGGCCGGGACATTCTTGGACAGCACGCGCATCCACGAGGCGTAATACTCCCCCGTTGAAAAGAGGTTGTTTACAATCCCGTACACTATATCACCCTCCTGGAATGCGGTGAAGTCATTCTCCCAGCGCTTGCGCAATTTCAGGGTATAAGTTCCGTCGCTCTCTAAAGCCACGGACTCAATGACTCCGTTCTCGGAATATGAGGTGTCGCCTTCCTGCGCATTCAGACGGTTATAGATGATTTCCTTGAACACTGCGGAGCCGCGTACCTCAAGACGCTCGAACTGACCGCGCCCGTCAGGATAGATACCGGCACCTTTACCGGCAATCATGGAGTCGATGAACTTGCCGAACTTCAATAAGAAATTTGTTCCGTCCGCTTGATCCTTACGAAGGAACATTACTAAGGAGCGCAATGCGGAATACACGTTATGGTCTGTCGCAGGGGTGGAGTCGTGGCTTCCGATCACATACACACCGCTGCCACCACCGCCCGTATAGGTCTGTCCCTTCAGGGTAAGGCTCTCAACCTTTTCCTCCAGCTCCCCGATACGGGAATAGGCGGTGGTTTCCCCGACAGTATAAACAGGTGAGTCAAAGGAATAGTCAAGATTGAATTCAAATCCGATAACCCTTGACTGTCTTCCGTTCTCGAAATAAGCCTTGTTGATAAGGTTGACCTTTTGACCGATGCCATAGAAATTATGAACGCCATCCTCACGGTATGCGTCATTTGACATCATCGTGCAGCCATAGGTACTCGGGTCTATCTTGGATTTGGCAGCGTACTTTTCAGTCTTTTCCTTCAACTCCTGCTCGGCGGCACCCACAAGCCCCAGCTCGGTTATTTTCGTACTGTCCCAGCCGGAAAGCACATATTCATCTCCATCCTGGGGAAAGAGCACATCACCGGGAAGAGGTCTGCCATAGTCCTCATTCCTGACTATCTCCCAAAGCTGTGCCTCAGGGTTCCATCCGCCATCCTCCAATTTCTCCGGCTTTCCCTCAGGATTGAACTTCACGGCAAACTCCAAACCGTTGAGAAGTCCGGACGCGAAACGTATCCTCAGCTCCTGACCGGGGAGGATATATTTCTCGGAAAAGTTAACACCCGTGTCCCTAAAGCGGTAGGCATCCCATTTTTCCTCGGTGGTTGTGCCGTCCTCATTCTCCACCTTGTCCGTCACTTCGATAGTGGTGACATCCGACATGATGCCCGTTCTTCGAGGATAGACTTCATCGAAGATAACCACCTGCTCGACGGCTTCCTCGGTAGTCATATCAGGATAAGCGTCAATGTAAGGAGTGCCTTCGGGCAACATTAAGCGTTTTTGCACCACGCCGTTCACAACCACAGTCTCGTCAACCGGACGGTAGTCAGATGGGATATTCTTTGTTGAACCAAAAGCGTAGATACGGGTGGCATAAGTGGACCGGGATTCTGACTGTGACATTTCCTGCACGTTTTTCCCGATTTCGAAATCCACCGCATCGCCAGACTCACAACGTCCGAAATGGATGATGTTTTCAGTCACCCAACATTCGCAATCCCATTTCTTCGCCATCTCAAAACAAGCGTCAAGGATGTTGATGTTATCGTAACTCATCAACTGGGACTTGTTTTCGACTGTGGAATCAATGGAGAAAACAAAATCCTGTCCTTTGTATGTGTAACCAAGAGCTTTCAAATTTCTAAGGACTATACCGGCTTGTACGTCAAGCGGAGCGGTCAGGTTCCAGGACGCCTCCTGTCCGGTCGTCTCCGGGGTATATTTGAAGATTTTGTTTTTCCATTTCCAGTAGTAGGCGTCAAGTCTTAATTCGTAATCGTAGCCGGCGGTATTAGTGTTGAATGCGGGCTTCTGCAAGTCGCACACCTCGAACAATCCGAAGTTACATTCCACGTATGAGCCAAGTTTGAAATATATGGGATTCTCTAAGGAGAACTTTAACATGATGTAGTCCTCCTTCATCAGAGTGAACTTACGCTTGCAGCCTTCATTGATCAAAGTTGTAAGCTGGATAGCACCGGATATGTCTTTGATGTCGATTTGTTCCATGTCTTCAAAGTTCGGGGATAAAAAAAAGAGTGCCCAATTTTGAGCACTCACATACACGACAATAAAACCAATGTCGTGAATTAGCTTCTGTTTGCCGGATTTGGCTCGTTAAACTTGGCTGAAATTTTTCCGAAAGTTCGGTCTAAACTCTGTGCGTAAGTGACACTCTTGCCAGTATAAATAAGATGGTAAACCTCGCTACTATTAGCAGGAATCTGAATATCAACCACACCTTTATACAGCTCATCAAAGAAAGCTTTCTTCTTTGCTTGATAATCAGACTGAGAATTACTCTCGATAGTGAACGAAAGAGTTATTTCCCTCTCATCGACTTTAGGATTATTGATTATTACCCGTTTCCCATGTTCAAGTCGGCTTTTGTTCTCAATAAAATCCTTCATGGGAGCGGATGCCCCAATAACATCAAGAAACCCCTCTCCCATTCTCACACCCCATGTTGTATAAGCGTTTTCGCCATTAATTAATAATTCATCCATAGACTATAATTTTGCTGTATTCTTTTTAACTTCTGCTATATCTCTTTGCATCTGTTGAATAGGTTTGACGATTGCCCCTGTATTTTCTGAAATCTGTACCAATTCAAGATAAGATTGTGCTATCAAATCTCGCGTATCATCAGCGATATTCCTTGTTTCCGTATTTATGGAAAGTAGAGCATCTGCTTTTACTGTCAGTAGATTAAGTGATTGAGATTGAATAATATTCTGATTCTTTATCTCTTCTCCTGCAATCTGCAATGCTGTAAACCGCCCGTTCAACTCTTCGCCGGTATCTTGAGACATGGTTTGGAAACCTTTGCTGCTTGCAGACTGGGAAGCTGCTTCCTGTGAAATCTTGTCATATCCGGTTGCTGCGGCAAGCTCGTCACGGAGCTTCATGGCTTCGTCCACATAACCCATGTATTCATCCATCAGCTCCTTACGCTCATTATTGTCAAGCGTACCATCATCCTTCATGGCTTCACCGAATTTATCATACCATGTCCTCAGTTTGTCACTAAACTGTTCACCGATGGCATTTGACAGCATCGCCTGCATGAAATATTTGGATATGTCATCAGCAAAATCCTCCGCACTCTTCTCCATATCCATCAGACTGCTTATAAAACTGTCATACATGGAATCGAATGACATTCCGATCAGGCCCTCATAAAGACTGTCGGTCAGTTCTTCCAGTTTTCCTGCCTGCTCTATATAATCATCCAGCTTGTCGGTAACACGCTCACCGTAACCTCCCTTACCGGAAGATTCCATGATATCCCATAACCATACGTCCGACCGTAGAGCCTTCATCTGTTCGGGGGTCAGATTCCACAAGGAATCGGTGCCGGAGAAATCCTGCATGCCGGTAGCTTTTCTTGCGTGTTCCAGCATTTCATCCGTCCATTTCAGATAATGCTGCCAGCTGCCGTGGCTCTTATGATATCCGGCTTGCTCCTTTGCTATTTGCAGATAGTTTTTATTGACTTCCTCCTGATACTTTACAGCTTCCCTGTAAGATTCAACCGATTTCATTCCCTTGCTTGCCTTCATCTCGTCAGTCAGATCCTCGATGGCCGTTTGCAAAGTTCCATTCCTGTCCGTCAGCCTGTCTATCGTTTCCTGTACTTCCTTGGCGTTTCCACCTATTCCAAACAAGGAGTTGAAGCCTCCGAATGAGATTGCGTTCAGGATGTTTCCTATGCCGTTCCTCAATGACTTGCCGATTGTGACAAACAAATCCCCTGACAAGACATCACCGATAATTCCACTGACAGCGTTCAGAACAGCATCAAGCAGACCACCGACAAGATCACTTAATCCGTCTTTGAGTACGTCAATGATGGACAGAATCCATCCGACAATGGGGACCTCCTTAAGAGATTCTGACGTTTTTCCTATGACATCCTTGAATCCGTTCACGGTTTTGATAATTCCGCTATATGCGTTATACAATCCACCGGATGAAATCTGCTGCAAGCCTCCCAATAAATTTTCCATGCTTGCTTTCAGTATGGTGGCAGTATCAGTCACATTACGCTGGGCCTGATTGGCGATATCAGTCTGTGTCTTCACATTGGCGGATGCAATGTCAGCATTCTGCCGTGCTGTTTCAAGAGCGTTTGCTGCGGCTTGTTTCTCACTTTCCGTTCCGCCCTTCTGCGCTTTGGTGTAATCATCCTGTGATTTCTTTAGTCTTTCCAAAGCAGCTGTTTCAATCCCTATGGCACTGATACGATTCTGTTCTGCTATTTGATAGGCTTTTACATCCTCTCCAAGTTTCTTGAAGTTGACTCCACTTGTACCACCCAAAGACTTTTCCATCTGGCTGATGGCGTCAATCAATGATTTCTGGCTTGCCTGATCGGAGTTCTTGAACTTGTCAGTCCGTACATATTTTTTCGCTTCGTCCAAGGCGGGCTTTATCATGTCGGAAAACATGGAACCAAACTCACCGAACACAGTAACCCAATCTATATTGGCTTTTATGGCTTCTGTTTCCTTGTTCTGTATGGCAACATCACGTTGTTTCTCCAGTAACTTTACTTGTGCACTATTAACACCGTTTTCTTCCTGTGCTTTCCTTATTTTTTCCGCATACTCTTGGGCGATAGCCAATTTCTGCTGCTGGAACGTGCCATATTCTTTCAAGTAGTCGTTCAAAGCCTGTTGTTCGGCTTTCAGCTGTCCTTCAGTTACATCGGAAATATCTTTATCTCTCATACTTTCGGCATTGGTATAAGCTTCTGAAATTTTCTGTGCCTGCTTGTCGGTCAGCTTACCGTTACCGGCTTTGCTCCATTCTTCCTCCTGTTTTCTTATCGCATCAATCTGTTTCTGATAATCCAGGTCAATCTGTTTCAACTTCTTTTCCGTGCCTTCTCTCATCAGGTTGATTTCATCCTGTTGGTTCTGACGGTGAAGTGAAAGAAGTTGTTCGTCCAGCTTTTCCTGATTTTCTTTTTGCTTTTTTGCTAGATTTTCCTGTCTGGTCAGTGCGCTTCCGGTTACTCCGCCCAGCTCCTTGTATGTCTTTTCGGATGCCTCCATCTTATCTTTGGCTTCTTTCACCTGTTTCGATGTAGCCGTCTGATCTTTGATTAAGGCCTCATACCCTTTTTTCGCTTTCTCCCATTCGACTTTAGCATTTGCCAAATCCTCTTGATATGTAGTTTCTTGTGTTTCCTGTCTGTTCTCAACTTCCAATTGGGTATTGATTTCTGACAAGACATCTTTTCTTGCGTTTACCAATTCATTCTTCAGGTCTTCGATACGCTGTGCCTGAACCTTCATTTCGGAACGGTTGTTCTCTTTCCTTGCCAGATTATAAGCCCATTCTGCACTTTTTATTTGTTGTTCCAAAGATTCGACTATAGCCTGTTTTGACTGTGTTCTGGATTTTGAAACCTCTTCATTATATGCCTTCCAAAACCCAGTCAAGTCATGTATATGACCTTTCTCATCGACATACTTCTTAAAAAGTACAGGATATAGTTTCTCAATGTCTTTTAAGGCTTTAAGTTTAGTGGTCTCGGCTTCCACCTCGCTATTAATGGTGCTAACAAGACCTTCCAAAGTACGTTTCCGATCTTCTTCGTCCGTGTCGAGTTTTTCTATTTTCTTGTTGTACGAGTCCAAAGCACGTTCAGCAGATGTTGTGCTGTCGGATAATGCCCACATGGCAGCTCCAAGTCCTACTACAGCAGTAGCCAACAACACATAAGGATTGGTAAGCATTGCAGCGTTTAAAGCTAACTGCGCTTTTCGTGCCAATAAACGGGCATTGGTAAGTCCAATCTCCACAAGAGTATGTTTACTTTCGGCAGCAGTAACAAGCATCACTGCGGTCCGGTATGTACCATAAGTAACCACTAATCCAGCCAAGATCCTACCTACTGTTTCATAATTCTGAATCAACGAAGTTGTCATTTGAATACCGTCCATGATAACACTTTCCGACTTTGTTCCCAATTCGTTAAACACGGAATCCAAAGCATCCTGCATCATAGACAACTGACCATTGATAGTCTTTGAAGCATTCTCAGACATATTATAGAACTTACCACCTGCGGAAGTTGCATCAATGAATGCCTGTTGAACCATTTCAGCGGAAACAGCACCTTTGGACATTTCATCTTTCAAAGTTGCGATAGATTTTCCGGTCTTTTCGGAGATAATCTGTAACGGGTTGAATCCAGCGTTTATCATTTGATTCAAATCCTGCCCCATAAGTTTACCCGCTGCTGACATCTGTGAAAATGCCAAAGTTAGCGAATTGAACTTACTGGATTCCCCCATAGAAATATCACTAATGGCTTTCAAGTATTTGATAGTGTCTTCTGCTTGTATGTTAAATCCAAGCATCATCTTTTCTGCTCCAACCATATCTGACATAGTAAGTGGAGAAATCTTAGCCAGCTCCTTGATTTGCGGAATCAGTTGTCCTGCCATATCCTTTCCAACCATAGTCTCAATAGCGGTCTGCATGGATTGAAATTCTCCACGAACACGAATCATTTCAGAACCTAATGCCTTTAATACTCCAGCACCACCAATAACCGCCAATGCTTTCTTCCAAGAAATAGCGATACCGTTGTTACTCTCTACGATTTCCTTAGCATTATCATTGTAAAGGGCGTATTCATCCCGAAGTTTCTTTACGGAAAGACGCGCTTCGGCTTGTTGTTGGGTTAATCCAAATAAAGCTGCCTTTTCTTCATCAAGAGCTTTGCGGGCAGCATTGTATTCTTCTAACTTGCTATTTGCTGATAACGGATTCCTTTTCAATGCTATACGATAAGCATCCCCAAGTCGTTTTACATCCGCTTCAATATCCTTAACTACCGCTTTTTGAGCAAGAATCTTCTCTGTGAATCCATTCACGGCCTGGGAAGCATCGAAGATTTTCCTTTTGAATCCCGTTTCCATCTCCGCTCCAGCTTTGGCTGCATTAGTCACCAACTCATCCAATCTTTGGTTGGATGCAGCAAGTTGGGCATTCAAAGCCTTGAAAGCAGCAGGAGTCTGCGTGCCATCCATGCTCATTAACTCCTGCTTTAATTTTGCAATTTCATTACGAAGTCTTACAACTTCTTCCCAGTCACTACCTATCTTAAAATATAATTTTGACATATCTATTTCTTTTTCCTACGATTAGCCAATTCCTTACCACTGATTCTATTCACCTTCTGACCACCATATACTGCGCGTAATTTATCCCGTTGCATCATCAGCAGATTCCGATAAGGGATAATCTCAAACACTTCTGTATAACTCAGATGCAGCGTGTCAATCAAATGGGCTATCTGCCCGAAGAACGTTGTGTTTCCTACTGTTTCGGTCTTGCTGCCAGCATCGACACGTTCCTCATCGAGCTGACACACTGAAAAGCCGAAATATCCATCATAGAGAAACAGACTTCCAAGGCATCTTTGACTTCTTCAAAAGTGCCGTTCTCCAATTCTTTGACCAAACTATCATTCCCGCAGATGAAGCATGAAATACCTTTCAGCATATCTTCAGTAGCTTCAGGAAGCTCTTTAATAGCTTCCATGACATTATCTCCAGTCATGCCGATATTGGAAAAATGATGAATGGCACGACAGATAATTTTAATTGTAGGAGGTTTAATGGTATAAACCATCCCTCCTATCTCCACATTCATGAAATCCAGCCCTAACAAAGCATCAGAAACCGTTTTTGCTGCTTGATTCATATTCTTAAACTAAAAGGGGGAATGGTATATATCCATCCCCCGGTTATCACTCTTGTGCTTTTACCAATGTTATCTCTTTTTTAAGAGTGGTATCAACTTCAGAAGGAGTGGTTTTAATATCTCCTGACTGAGTGACGTACCCCACTTTCGACACTTCATAGTGAACGGTAGCCCCAGCATTCACCTGCTTTGACTTGACCGTTGCACCGTCCAGCTTTACGGTCGCATCGGAAGGAGTAGGTACAATGGTTACTGTAGTTCATGCCTGCAAAGCTTTAATCTGCCCTTCTTCATAGTTATACTCAGAAGAAACACCTTCGATTCCCGGTTCCTGCACCAAGCCTTTTACAGCGATTGCAATTGCCTTATCCGTATTGGCTTCACGGGAAACAATACGGCATTTTGGGAAGATGAACCAGACATCATCATCGGTCAGACAGAACAATGCTTTGTTGATAATAACTTTATCCAAAGCACGCTTCCAACCTACATCTTTAGATGTTGCCTGAATAACATCGCCACCCATGAACGCTTTCTTGGTCTTCCAGTCATATTGTCCGATAGAGAAAGCGGGCGATACTTCTCCCGGCACATCATCGTAACGGTAATTCTTTCCCGTTAATTGGTTCTTGTACCCGGTGACAGAGGCTTCCGTTTCCTCAATCTGCCACGTTTCCCCGTGTACATTCAAAACCTCATCTTTCGCTTTGATAGCGGCTTGAATCAAAGTCTTTGCGATTTCGGGGGTAATGTCTGCCGTTACCTTATCAATGTCGGCAAACAAGATTCTTTTTATTCCTACTGCTGAAATCATAATCTTATAGTTTTACATTTATTACTTCAAATAAAATTCTCACATTCACGTAATGGCATTTCAAAGCTGCATCCGCTTCCGCGCCAATTGATTCGATAGAGTAACGATAGGTTGTACCGTCATAGGTGCTTACTACATCATCAAGCAGCTTGCCAGCCTTTCTTTCAAGTTCGTTAAGCCGGATTGTGTTCGCTTCATTCTCGCTTAAATTGGGTACACATAGATTCACTTCTGCGAAAGATTTCTTCCAATACTTTCCCGGCTGTTGTTTCTTCGTGTGGATGACAATCCTTTCGGACTTCAATTCACCCGTCAACGTTTCACCATCAGGCACTATATCTATTCCGAAAGCCTTGCAGTCCCGATAGAGAATGTTTCCTATGTCGGTAGTTACTATCATTCCACAATCTCCCAATCTTCTGCAAATACATCACTGATAGACGGAACCCATGAATCAGCGCGTCCGGTATTCTCGTTGTAGATAAGACACTGGCTTGTATAGTCAATAAATCCCTTACCTTTCAGAATAAGGTCTTTTGCCGATTGGGGAAGCGATTGCATCTTAGGGATGATGTCGCTTTCGATATGAGCTGGCACTTGTTTGAATACCATCAAACCTTTACCGTTCCAACCACTTCTACGAACAGCCCCACCTTGTTTTAACACTTCGATAGCATCACCGAAACAGATAGGAGTTTCTTCCTTGACTTCTCGATATGATTCTTCAAACAGTTCTTTGGGTGACCAACTTTCATAGCCATATTCAGTACGAGTGTGATATCCTAGTTTATAAGACTCATTCTCTTCTATTTCACTTTTTACCAAGCCTTTACTGCAAGCTTCACCCAATGTCATAGGTTCTGCTTCAATCTGTTTTGTTCCAATGTACTTTTTCATTTTTCAAATTCTTCTTTTAATCGTTTCTCCGCATATAAAGCAGCACTACTCAAAACATCATACCCTTTAGATTCTACGAATGATGCGTATTCCGCTTCGTTTTTCAGTGTCAAACCATCTTTATCGACATCGTAATCATTGGACGTTCTCAAAGTGAGTGTATGGTCTTGATAATCCCCATGTTCCTCTGCGTACTTCACAGCTTCATCACCTACATCAATCATCTTCTTTTCGACCTCCCATTCTCCTTCATCGAAAAAGGAGTCAACATCTGAGAAATCGAAATCTACATCCATAATTCCGAGTAGTTAAAGTAGTTTGTACTCTTTATCGTGTAGACTTCGCCTTGACCTCTTACGCCATCACCATCCATGCAACGTACTTCATCGCCAGCCTTGACAGTAATTCTCTTCTCGCATACCACATGATAATTCGGACGATACACAGAGCCGTTATCAGATGAAAACTCTTTGGTAGTGTTATCATCACAACGGCATTTGCACACCTCCTGCCAGCTTTCACCACCTGTTCCGGGAATAGGTCTGCCAAACTCATCCTTATCCATCGGGGTGATAACTTTTACCTGCAATATGTGTGGAGCGAATATCATAAAAAAGTCACTTTAGGTTTGTTACTCAGTTCGTCTTTCAAGCCGTACTGCTTACACAGCCATGAGTACAATTTCATTAGGCTATCAACATAATTAGACCAAGACACAGAAAATCCGCTTTCGCTGACCGAAGATGGATTTTGTATCATCCACGGAATTTGCTTTGCACAAGCGACCTCTAATCTTGCCCGATTTTTCTCGGCAAAAGGTTCTTCACCATCCAATCCCGTTCTTGAAAGTATATTTTCAACTACAAGATTAGACGGGGTGTTCTTATCAAATACGCTTAGTACAAACTCCTTGTTACTCATGGCTGCTATCATTCAATATGGTGTAATCAGTTTACTATATGCGGTATAGCTATAATGCGTACAATGTTTAGATTTATAGATGTATCTGAACGGACATTTGGGAACATTAATTCGTATCCCTTGAATAGCCGCTTCCTCTTTCATCGAACACATCATAGCCGGGTTATTTGCAACCAAGAAGACGGGAGGTGTCATGGTCAGTACAACACAATCAGCCGGAACTGTTTCCAAAGTGATAGACTGAATATCCGGCAAACCGGCATTAACCGATGGATTCACATATTCACACTTGGGAGATTCCACACTTGATGCCTGCACACTCAACGAGACCAAAGACATCATTAAAAAGCCACACATGGCAAAAATAAAATTCTTCATTTCTTTTCTGATTTATAAAATTAGACAATGGAAGGGTAGAAGCACTACCCTATCCTTTTACTCGATACCTAATGCTTCTTTCAGTTTGGCTGTTGATTCTTCATCCAGTTCTGAGACCTTAGACAAAAGAGTTTCCTCTTTCATATTGCCGGAAGCCTGCGCACCGATAGACTTCAAAGCATCAATCAAAGTCTTCTTCTCAAACTCCTTTTCAAAGAGGGAAATTTTCACCTCTTTCTTTTCTTCAGGGGCTTTCACTTCGGGATTTTTTGCCTCAATCCGTTCAGCAAGTCTGCGGCTTTCCATATCCAGCACACGGGCTTCCTCACCGACTTCAATCACTTCACCGGGAGTGTAATACTTTCCGGTGAACTTGTCGCGGAAAACTGATATAACCTTTACTTTCATATCCTACCCCCTTATGCTGATTGGATGGATGCAATTTCGCTCAAATCGAAATTGGTTATCAAATCTGGATTGGAAATCTGCGGAATCCACTCTGCCGTATATTCCATGTAGCGACCGTTTTTGTCACGGTAGTTGGAGATAAGCATCTGCCCCTCTGACGGGATATAAGTACGTCCTTGTACTGGGTCTGTCGCTTCATACGGGGTATGATGGCGCATATAACCAATGTTGTCAGAAGGTAACAGAGTAATACGGTTATCCGCGTAAATCTGCACATTCTTTCCCGTCTGGTCTTTCACGTAGTCCTCCTTGATTTCAATACGCGGCAAACCGATGCCGGTGAACACTTCGGAAGCCAAAGAAGAGGAAACCAATCCCGTACTCAACTTCATTTCGTTGCTGCCGAGAATCATCTTGTACTGCTCACCAAATTCAGATGAACCAAGAATAAGCTTGTTGAAAGATGCACGAGTCATAACCATCTTGGCATAAACGCCATAGTCCGGTGCCAAGGAATGAAGTTTCTCTCTCAAATAAGAGATAAACATATTCTTTCCGTCCACAACCACATCTCCACTTTTCGGCTTGATAAAATTGAACGGAAGGGCAATCTCCAGCAGTTTATTATTGGTCTGACCGGAAGTGATTGCAGCGTCTTTGTTGTAAACGGTGGCTTCACCAAGCATCAACAGCGCACCGACAATAATATCCATACGCTTGTGGGCGGCAAGGGTAATCTGACGGTAGTCGTCTGCCAGGAAGTTTACAATCTCTTCCATTGCAGCCTTTTGGTCGGCTGGCTTAGCAGCATTGAACTTGTCAATCAAATCCTGCAATTCAGAAAGACGGTCAATAGACATCTGATAAGCATCACCCAAATAGGCAATCTCACCATATCCGGAACCGATATTCCGACGTTCACGGATGGGTTTCTCTCCAAAACGTGAATTGATAGAGCCGGCCATAACTCCGGTTACAGAACCGATATAATCCTTGAACACACGAGTAGTTACTCTGCGGAAAGTAAGATACTGTTGCCAATAGATTGTGTCCTTGCGTGTCTGGTTCACACGTCTGATGATAGCGGAAATAATGTTCGCATCATCGAATAATGTTTGAATCGTTAAAAACATATCCTACCTCCTTACTCGTTAAATTCAAACCATCCCTTCATGTTGGCTTTATCGTTCTCGGAGAACGGCATAACCAATTTTGAAGGTTCAATCTCTGCGGCTGTACGAAGCAATGAAACCAATGTAATTCCATCCTCAACCTTTGTACGGTTGTACAGAGCCGAATTAGCGACATGCTTTTGCTTTAAACCATCAACTGCAACCGCATTGAATAATACAGCATCTTTGGCAATATTCTCACCAAAAGCAGCCTTGATAGTCAATACATCGTAGTTGGCATTAGACTTATCAATTGCCGTTACTTCTGCACCTTTCTTGCCGTTTCCAACAAACATACCCACATAAGCCAAAGAGTTCTTGGCTACTTTAATAGACAAAGCCTCTCCACCAGTGGTATAGGCTTCCGCAACTCTCACATTGATTACCGCATAAGCGAACTTGTTTTTCAAGTCCGCACAAATCGGTGTAAATCCGGGAAGAAAACTTCCCACTACCAGGTTCTGCGTATCAAGTTTGAACGGACCACGTCTACGAATGCCGGTCTGGACATCGTAGCGTTCCTCTTGCTCAACGGGCGGAACCAAGTCATACTTAAATCCTGCTGACATAATTAATTCTTGTTTTGTTCAACAATAGTTTTCGTACCCTCATCAATCATTTTAGCGATAGATTCAGATTCTTTCTCAATCTTCTCTTCCGCTGATTCGGGAGGGGTTACGCCTTTGAAGCCGTCATTTGCGAACTCCTGCTTCAAGTCCTTGAAGTATGCGTCCAAGTCCTCATCGTCCTTAATGGCGCATCGTTTGGCGTAGTTTTCGGGAATACCATACTCCTTTGCCTTTGCCAAAATCTGCTGGCTACGTGTTGCTTGAGCCTTTTCCGTTTCTAACTGTGTTAGCTTATCAGAAAGGTTCTTGTTGGAGTCAATTAAAGCTTGCGCCCATGCAGGCACATCGTCTTTATTCTCTTCCGTTTTGGTGGTTGTGGTAGTCTCGATTGGCTTACCGTCTTTAAGGTTATGCCTCTTCTCGTAGTTAGTCACTGCCGTTTTTGAAGCATCCCCGGCACGGAAATCACCATAGGAATTAAGCACGTCCGAAAAACTGAGACCCTCAACAATGGAGTTTACTTTTGTCTCGTCCGTTACACCCTCTGCCTTTTTGGTGGCAATGCGGGTAAGAATAGCAGTGTCCACCCCAGCGAATTTCTGTTGTAGCCCTGCTAAGATTTGTTCTAAGATTGTCATACCGTATGAATTTGATTTATAAATTTCTACGGTAAATTTCGTTATTTATAAAGAAGGTGAAAAATTATCAGATAGGTGATACACGACAATAAAACGATTGTCGTAAAATGGTATAAAAAAAGGCGTGAAACCGAATGAATCACGCCTAAAATATATCACGACAAAAACTTATACTTATACTCCCAACACTATATTTGCATCAATATTTAGCTTCCGGCTTATCTCACGAGCAACTTTCAAGGTTGGTTCACATTTACCAGATATATAATCACTTAATCGTGATGGGCTGACACCAACTAACTTTGCAAGTGATTTTTGATTAAGCCCCATTTCGTACATACGAAGTTTAAGAACATCCACAAGCGTTGGTTCTCCCAATGCAAAATGTTCTTCGGAATAATCAGCAACCAAATTAGAAAGAAGCTCCAATTCTATGCTATTTGGGTCATTCAAAGGAGTATCATCTTTCACTAATGGAAGAAGTTCCTCTACTCTTTTCACCGCCCATTCATATTGGGCTTGATTTTCTATCTTTGTCATAATCCTAAATATTAGCGCAATCTATTTTATCATATTCTTTATGAGTACCAATAAAGCGAATATACACAAACTGAATAGTGAATTTAATCACTACTACCAAACGATAGTTATTGCCTTTGATATTGAAAACATAGTGTTGATTACCTACATTATCAACGCTATTAAACGTTTTCTTAATATCGGCAAAACAGGTCCACTTGCTTCTTTTCACAATGGTAGTCCATTCTTGCAAAGCGACCTTTGAATCGGGATGGTTCTCTGCATATTCTTTTAATGCTTGTTCGGTAAATATTCTCATTGGTTACTCAATTATCGTGTGACAAAAATACATATATAATTCTATAATTCAAAATTATATTCTAATATTTATAATTTAAAAGAGCAAAAAAATAGCGGCAACTCTTTGAAGCCACCGCTAACTATTTTTCTTATACTAAAACTATAAGTCCCGTAATTTTTCTAACTAAGAGGCGTTTTTCTTTCCCTTATCTCCGATTTGCTCATTCTTTGCTGCTTGTTCCTCTTTGATTTCTGCAAGTTCCTCTTCTACCCTATCAGCATTTCCGGCAAACATGATTCCCTCACGCGTTGACCAGATGCCACCACTGACAGCGGAAACGGCAGTAGTCACCTTATCATTCAAATCATCAATCATATATGGAACCAGTTCTGTTTCTATGTCAATGGTCTGCGATGCCTTGTTAAACTCGGTTGGATTGATAGAGCCTAAAGCGGAAACAATGAAATTTACTCTCCGCTGCAAGAACTCACCGATAACCTCACCGTGATTTTCTACCGCCATATGTGCACCCATGAACATAAAGCGGAAAGCGGTTCCTGATGCTTTGCCTACCCCCTTCAACGTCTCAAAGGATATTCTTGGAGTGTTTGACATATCATAAGCCATATTAGTGAGTGTTTCTGCTTCAAAACGTACCGTATCCGGAACTTGGTTCCACGTCAGATACTGGGCATCCGCACCTTCACCTGTAAGTTTGACCATTCTATCCTTAACCTTACCCATGAAACCCTCTACATCTCCAATTAGCTTCAGCAGTGGGAAGAAATGGTAGTCTATACAATCAGCATAATTAGATAACAGTTTTTCCAGCCGGACACGGAATGTCTTTATCTTCTTGCAATAAGATTCAGGACGATAAGCATAGAGAACCGGTAGTTTTGGGAATCCATGAGCAAAAGGAGTTCTTTCTTCATATCCTTTAGACAAATCCCATTGATAAACCATTTTGTCCGTGATAGTCATAAAGCAGATGACCTCCGAATCATCCATGAGCTTCTTTTTATACTCACGTGAGAAAGCAATCATTTTACCTTCGTCGTTAAAGAACGGGTATAGCTTATCACCTCTGAATGGAGACCATAACACGCTTTTCAGTTTCTTGGTGGGCTTGACCTTGCCACCGAACGTAGTCTTAACTTTCTTCCAAAACTTTGCCCAAAACGAATCATCATCGGTAACATACCAATATTCTGCCGCTTCTTGTTCGGAGAGCCAGGCACGGACAATCTTCTTGTTTTGGTATTTGATTTTGTTGGATTTAAATACAGCCTTTACCGCATCCAGCAGCTTCTTTTCATCATCATCAGTCGGAATGCAATCCATAGACGGTTCTGTGCCGACCGTGAAAGCAGTTTGAATGTTCACTATATCTTGTTCCAATGGAATAGAAATACGGTTCACCGGTTCAGTCTTATACTTTGCTTCGATTTCATAAGTCTTACCAGTTTTTTCATCGAAGTGCTTCTCTGCTTCTTTTTCAAGAACCTTTCTGTCCGGATACTTCTTTTTGTCAACCATGATTTCATGTCGTTCCGGATTCCAATCATCCCAAAGTTTGCAACGGTCGGGAAGTTCAGTCTTCCTACCTTTCTTCAGGTAGTTTATCTTCTGCCCGATGTCAGGCAATGCTAATATTTCTTCTAAATTCAATGGCATAGTTTATATTTTTAATGTGTGAATATTCCTGTTAAATCTTTCGGCTTCTGAATCTTACCAAGAAGCTCACCCAATACATAGTAACGTACAGCATCTATTCCGTGATTGTCATGGTCTTCCGGTTCGTTGATATAGTTCCCGTCCTTATCCTTTGCCCAAACATACTTTCTGAACTCGCTTTGCAAGTTGTACGAGCGTTTGGTTATATAAATCTCCATATCTTTCATTTTGTCAATTCCGGCATTGATAGAGCCTGCACCTTTCTCTACGGCATATATCTTGATTCCTCCGTTGTGTATCTCTTGAATCAAACGTGGGTCTGCGCTGTCAGCAATGACTTTCAATCCCCACGGGCGAAGAGTCTTGATGATGTCAGAAGAAAGCAATCCAGTACGGTAATCCACTTCATCCAAGTAAAGGGCGTTATCAACGATACCACAACGAATGGAAGCAGACGGGTCATGCGTATAACCGAAGTCTTGCCCGAAAGCAATTTTCTTTGCCCAAGCCGGGAACTCGTCAACAATTCCCCACTTCTTGAACACAGCACCTTCTGCAACGTCAGCCCACCGGCCGATAACCACATGAGCATACTTTTCAGGATTACTCACCTTCATATCTTCCACCTCTTTCAGGAACTCAGGAGAAAGGTTATCCAAGTTATCAAAATACGTAGTATGGATATGGAGCACATTCGGATGAGTGGAAATCTGAACCTGCACACCGTCAATCTCTACCAGCTTGTGAGTTTTCTCAATGTATTTCTTGTAGATGAAGTGATTGGAATCGCATGGGTTCATTATAATGATAATCCGGTTCTGAATACCCTTCTTGCGAATGGAGAGCATTATCTTGTCGAACTCATCTTCGCTTGTCCACTCTTCCGCTTCATCACAGACAAAGGTTGTAATGCCTTGGATAGATTTCAGTTTGGCTGTCTGGTTCCCGGAAGAAGTCTTGATACCCCGAAACATGATACGGCTCTTAGTCATCTTATTGACTATATCCGTCTTTGTGGTCTTGAAATATTTCGTGGTACCGTCCAAATCTATCTTCTCCATCATTTCGGGGATGATAGACATACCGGCAGAAACCATCGTGTAACGGGTGTAAAGAATCTGATGAACTATTTTCTCTACGGGAGTCATTTCAAAAGTCAACCGCTCAATAAAGGTAGAAGCATTGAAAGACTTTCCGCTACCACGCCCACCGGTGATAAGAATTATAAATTTTTCCTTATCCTCATATAATGGATGGTAAATTTCTTGGGGTACTATCATTTTAGCTTGTCTTTAATCCAGGAATCAATGTTGATGCCATGCTCTATGTCTGTTGGAATATCAGCATTTGCAATCTTTTGGTTTTCATCAGCAGGAGATTCACCGATAAGTTCTAATAAATACCTTATAGCGTTCAAATCTGCATCACCCACAGCTTTCGCTATGAGTTTTTTTATCATGGCATCCTTTACAATGTATTTCCGACCTTTATCATCTGTAGTTTCAGCATTCAACGCAGCAATGGCAAACTCTCTTGCGGTTTTCACAAGTTCCTTTTTCTGTCTTCTCGATTCAGCCGAAAGTCTTGCGAGTTCCTGCGCTCTCTCTGTGCTAATGCGTTTGCCTTTCTGCGTTAAATTCTGTTCGTTCGCCATTATTCTACCCCAAATTCTATTCTATCCATAAATTCTTTTCCATCAATGTATCGTTCTTCAAATCCATAACCGAACATCTTCATGAAATTAGCCCTTTCTGTTGGGCTATTAAAAGACAGCACGACATAGCTTAACATTCCGTTATCCTTTTCAAAGCTATTTTGGTTGCTAATTCTGTCTTTTATCTTTTGCACTTCATTGTGACGTACAATTTGATTTTCTTTTGAATCCTCATAAAAATTATTGGAACGGTTAATGTCTTTATTCTCTTTACCTTCTTTAGTAGCTTCATCTATGGCTGATAATGAATCGTCCAATATATCTTCCTTTCTCCAAATATCATCGTTAATAGAAAAGTCCAAATCACCAATTCCAAGCATATTCAAATCGAAGTCATTCAGTCCGGCAAGGCTATAATCAATTCCATCAAGCATATCTTTTAACATATCTGAATCAAAATCGCCTTGTACGCTTCTGTTATTCATAAAGATATTCTGCTCTTTTTCAGTTTTTTCGTCCATGTGAACTACTTCAACACGAATCAAATAATCATTAGTTCTCGTGTCAGGATTGTATTTATTTACTTCATCTATCACTGAAATACGTTGATGACCAGAAACAAGGTTGCCAGTAACCTCATTCCATACGATACCACCAAGCAACCCTACACGCTTTAGGTTTGCTTTCAGGTTCTTTCTTGCTTCTTGTGTTATTTTGCGAGGATTGTAGTTAGCGAAGTTTATATCACTCCGCTGTATTTCTCTACTTTCCGGTTGAGTTATTTTGTTCTCTTTCATAATCGAATATTAATTTTTCGGAATATGGGAACTCTTTCAAAATGCGTTTATAATCATTGGGATATTTACTACGCATTAATAGCATCGTATTTAAATCAATAGTAAATCCTTGACTTATAGCGTTTGCATCATAGATAAAAGGTTGTATCAATCCACTTTGCCTAATATATTGAAGCACTTCTTTGTTTGTCCACAATGCAAGAGGATAAACCATGCCTTTATCTGTTACATAGCCGGTTTTAGCAAACTTCTTTAAACGCATCCGTTTCATATAGCCATCTACGCCTTTCATTCCGCTGAATCCGTACATGACGCCTGTCTCTTCTCTTACAAATTGTTCTATTTCACCAATCTTTCTCGGCTTTATAGAACTATCTGGTTCACGAAAAAAGCCCCAGAAATCGTAATAGTCACGCTGAAAATGTCTAATTTTGCGTACTTCTACATTTTTGTAATGATTTTCTGCCCATTTGATATAAGGCTGCACATGGTCTAAATTTGGTATGAGGTACATATAATAGCATATAACCTTATCAAATACACCTGCAAGCATATCCAATAAAGCTATACCGTCTTTACCACCGGCTGAATAAAACAACACAGCAGTGTCCGTTTTATCACGAACACTGCGTATTATCTGCATTGTAAGGGCATACTTGTTCATAGGCTAACCATTTGAACCATTTGCTCCACGAACCCCAAAGGCAACACGTAAGTCATACCGTCTTTGGTCTCTATTTCCTAACTGCGTTGTACCAGCTTCACCGCCACGTCTGGCAACCAATCTACCACCAGCCCCTGCACCGTTCATATTACGGCGCGGTCCCATTGTTCTGTTAATTCTTCTCCTTGTACTACCGACTCAGCTAATAAATTTTAAAATTAAACAATCAAACATTATCTGTACTAAGTATCTTACCCAAATGATACCATACTTGGCAAACAAGATATTCTTTGCCGTTTTCTTCAAATACTTGGTCGTTACCATCTTCATCTGTAAAAATGATAAATTCAGCACTCTTAACCTCCACCGTAAGACGTGGCGCATCTTTTCGTCTGCCATTTATAAGAACCAAAGCGTCATACTTTATTGGTACTACATCCACATCCTTATCATCATTTGGTATATCTTCTTGCCGTTTGTATCTTTTGCCATCGTGTTCAAAATATACATATCTTGTAACATTTGAGGGGTAAACATATCTATGTTCTATGTCTTGTTCACCTTTTAAGATAGATTGAAAACTATCTTTTTTAATCTGTAATGTTAATACATTCATAATCGTGTCATTTTTTTAATTAATACTCAATAGTTGCGGGGGGCTGAATCGAACAACCGACCTTCACCAAGTCAAAGTGAAAAGCTACCACTGCTACACCCCGCGATAGTACCCCAAAGGTACTACCACAACCAAAGATAACGAAATATCTTCAATCGTTATACACGACAATCGGCTTATTGTCGTGAACTAAGCCATTTGTCCCGTCTTTCTCTACACGCCTCTAAGGTAGGCGCACAACAAGCAAAGAGTTCACCACTTTCAGTACGGTAGTCGTACTGGTACATTCTCACTCTTTTACCTCTCAACCTGGTGTTGTAGGTGGTGTAATTTTCTTTACCGGGTTGACATACGCTGCAACCGTTTACATTTATTGAGTTCATAATTCAAGTAATTGTTTCGTTTTATCCACGTCTACAAAACTCGTCCACCCTGCTTTATGCAGTTTTATAGCTGCCTCTCTGATTGTGATTTTACCACTCTTGACACTTTCTTTCAAAGATTCTAATACATTTTTCATTCTTAATTCATTTTCACATTCAATCTTTCTTCACTCGTATAAGTCACTACAAGCCCAGTTTCATCATGCTGTATGGTGATGTACTTTTCACCCCTCTCTATGGTGGTAAAATCGCACATACTACATAACTTACCCAATACTTTACCCAGTTGCTTCATCAGTGGGGCTTCAGGGCTGATAACTAAAACTAAATCTGCTTTCATAATCGTGTATATTGTGGCAGCTCGAAAGCTACCGGATTAGAACTCAACCAATATCAATCTTTCTAAAGAACCTGATGCTTTCACCCACATATGATTATGTCCGAAACCATAATCGAAAAACAGTTTAAAATAAGAGTATCTTACTATTAAAGAGTTCATACAGCCTCTTAACTCGTCTTCTGACATACAAGAAGTTATTTCATTGATAATTTGAACGAAAAGGTGTAAAACTTCTGGTTCATTATTCAATAACGGTTTTTCTATAACTGCTTTTAAAAATATATTTTCTTTCATATTCTTCTATATTGCGCAGGGCTTTCGCCCTGCCGATTTATGTTAATGCGTTTTATCCTCATGTAATAACTCGCAGTAAACTGGTGTTGTGGCATCTGTGTGCTTATTGGCTATAAGAACCTCATTACTATCCCAGTTAATATATACCTGTGTAGCAAATGCACCGAAAAACTGAATTTCTTTCGTGCCAAACAATACCACCGCGTCATCATTTACATTTGCAAGTGCTGCAATTAATTCTTTCTTGGTCATATTCTTTTTTGTTGCGCAGGGCTTTCGCCCTGCTGATTAAACTTATGCTAATTCTATCGCTCTTGCAGGCACACAAATCATAGTCCATGTTTTGCCCTCTTTTAGGTAATCCACAGAGTATTCAACTTCAAAAGTGCAAACATTCATATCAACACCTGAAATAGTACCTTCTACCTTACCATTTTTAGTAGTTACGACTACTGAGTGACCTTTCTTAAATTCTGTTGCTTTCATTATCGTATATCTTTTAATTGTTATTACTTCGTTTCTGATGATGCAAATGTAAATGATATATTTGACACTATAAACAAAATAAGAAAGTATATTCTTTCATTTAACAATATTTCGTAAATGATATATTTGACACTACTATAATAAACGTATCTTTGCAAAAAAAACTAAAGGTATGAATAGAATAGAATTGCTTATTAAAGAAAAGGGGTTTAATATGACATCTTTCGCAGAAAAAATGAACACTACCAGACAGAACCTATATGCTATATTGAAAAGCCCGTCTTATCCAACACTTGAAAAGGTTGCGGAAGCCCTTGACGTTCCGATGTGGCAACTCTTTGCTTCACCGGAAGAAGTGAAAAATGATGCCAATACTATTACCTGCCCTCACTGTGGTGGAAAAATTCATTTTGACGAAGAGCCACGTATGCCGGAACACAAGAATATACGAGGGAAAGAATACTATAAATAAAAAATATGAAGAAAGAAACTATATACAATATTGCATGGAACATCAGAAAAGAAGTTGAGCAATGTCAAAAACGTGGATACTTCACATCTTTCCCTAATGGTTTTTGCGCACTTAGTTCTATATGGATTTACGATATATTATGCAAAAAATCTCACTTTGTTGAAATAAGGCAAAAAACTCCATTCTATAGAAACTATCCTCATACATGGGTGCATTGCGATGGCTTTGATGTAGATATTACATCTGACCAATTCAAAGGAAACAACTTTCCTAAAGTTTATGTTGGCAATGACAATGCCCTGTATTACCATTTTGACGAAGTATCATCTAAAGAAATATTGTTTCCTACGGAATTTATATTAAAGCAAATGTGTGATAATCTGTTGAAAGAAGGAATAGAAACATTATATACAAATCTAGGCATAGATGTAAACTTATTCTATAAAACTAAGCCGGAGCACTAAACTCCAGCTTACTCATTGATAACCTCATTAAAAGCAATAAAAGCGCACCAAAATGATGCGCCTTCTGTTGTCAATTAGTTCTTGATTTTATATCAGAGCCTCACGGCTAGAATATCAGAATCTGACAGCTTCCATTCTTCTGAGAAGATTATTATATCTCTCTTGTATAAGAGCTCTTTGTTTATCGGAAGCTGTTACAATCTTTCCCTTATATTTCCGCATGACAGATTCATTCATGCCAATTTCCTTTGCAAACTTACTGGCATTTATGAAAGGAAATGCCTCGAAGAATCCGCTTAAATCATATATGTAATCAACAGAATACCCAGACTTATACCACACAGGAAAGTCTCCATGTTTTTCTTTATAATATTCGGCCTGCTCCTCAAGTACGGACATAAAATCATCTTTCGCTTCCTGCTCTGTAAGCCCAAAACCGTACGCTCCGTTCACATCCTCCGAATATACGGAAATACCCCCATCATTCGCCTTTTCAATAATTGCCTTAATCTTCTTCATAATCGTGTATTTTAAATTCGTCAATTAAAGCACCCACCGAAGTGGGTGCAGTCCTTTCACTTCTTTAACCCTGCCTTTTTCAACATACTGTCAAGAGTACCATTGGGTATCTCTTGAGACTGATGTCTGCCAACAGGAATAAAGTAGTCAAAGTCGGGATGAACATATTTATAATGTTTCTTTCCCTTTTTGATTGTCCAGCCAGCTGATTCAATCAATTTGTAAAACTCTGAATACTTCATAAAATCAAAGAACATTTTTAATTGACACTACAAAAGTAACATATTTGTTACAATAAAACAAGCAAAGATGAAGAAAGAAATAACATATTTGTTACTTTTAACACCGTGTACACATAACAAAAGCCGGAGCACTAAACTCCGGCTCATTAATTGATTAGCCCTTTGATTCTTAACCGATTTACGATTTCGGTATAAAGATACTCTATATCCCCGCTGAAATCCCCATAATTCTGATAGAGAAACACGACATCAGCGCAGTTGTCGGAAATTGTACTCTTGGACTGAACCCCAAGTACCCTTGACATCTCTTCGCGTAACCCAGCTGTCATTTTCCCACCGGCAAGCGAACTTGGAGAAAACAGGTACAGGATAATGAAAATGAACTTCTTCCGCTGGGTAACACTGTCAATATTCGGTGGACATCCTCTCTCATTCAGTAACTTAACAAATATTTTATAGATTTCATGGATAAGGCTTTTGTCTTTCAGAACCGGGGCAGTCAAGGCATTCTCTTCTTCTGAAAGTTCTGATTTCTCAATTCTAATCTTTTTAAGGCGAATTATTTTGTTAAAATCCAGTTCCATAACACGATTATTTTAAAAGTAAATAGTATATTTGCATCATAATCGTGTAAGGAAGAGCTGATTCATGGTCGTGCGTGGGTTGGCTCTTTTTCATTCTTCCCCATTCGTGCTGACGAATGGTTTCTTTTCCAAATCATAGCAGGTGATATATACCCGTTTCCCATTAACATCACATAGAGCAAGAGCATATCCTTTCTCCAGTATTTTAACCGGCTGATTGTCGCAATAGACAGTACTTCCAACCGGAACTCTTATAAAATGACGTACTATCATTTGATTATCTTTAGCTTGTTATACCAGCGTGAAGAAAAAGGGAACCACCCGATTAGGAATGATTCCCCGAAAATGGTTACTTTGTATAGTTTGCTCATGGATTTTTCTTTTTAAGTATTTCAACACATTCCTTTATCCCATCATCGAAACCATGCTTATAGCCTTTAGTATATTCCCCTATAGTATATACCGCCATTGACAACACAAACAGGATGATACCTACAGGCTTATACCAACCGGGAAGTGATATAGAAAACGGCTTAAATGTAATTGTGAGATCTCCGACCCATAATAGGGCGATAATAAATATAATTGTAAATAATATTGTTTTCATAATCATATAAGTTTTAATGCTTCCTGTAATCCTGCTTCAAGTGCTTCCTCGTAGGTATTATAACGGATAATAGGTCTGTCAGACAATCCTATCAAGTCATGTCTCGGAATTGTCAGTATATCATACGTCCAATAGTTTTCATACATATAGGATATTTCGATATGCAGGTTCTTAGTTTTACGAAGCCACTTTTGTGCAACGGATTGAGTAGGATGGGAACATACTTTTATTGGTAACTCGCTATTTGTTCTATTAGTACCATATTGTCTACCATCTTCAATATTCATAGCAATCATACATGGTTCATTAAACCCTTTCTCTTTCAGCAACTTCGCTGTTTCTAATGTTACAAGTTCTTCGGTCATAGTGTTCCTCCTTTGTTTTAAAGTGTTCAATCAGTTCGTCTACGGTAGCCTTGTGATAATTGTCAATCTCAAAATCATTAGGCATCCCATAGAAATCCATTCCAGACAAACCTCCATCAGAGCCATCCCGGTATATACCCCAATCGCCCTTACCATTAGTGAATAATTGATTGTTGTCTGTATCATCCTTTAATGCAGCTATAGCCAGGAAAAGTTCCTCATTCGTTCCGCAATCAACACTATCGGTTTCGTCAGGATGTGGAATGTTGTTAAAAAACTCAATATTATATAGTCCACATTCAGGCGAGGTGAAAATACATAAATCTTCGTTAAGTTCCGCCCCAAACAATCTATATCCTAACTCATCTAATTTTTTTCTAAGTTTATAGGTACTCTTGCGTATAAAGCACGGTGTTGTAAATCCCATAGTTATTCCTCCTTATCTATCTTAATATCCGTTACTTTTCCACGATTAATAAAACGTTCATCAGAGTTATAATATCCAGCAATTACTGTACACAAGGAACGATCTGTTCTACATTGTTCTTGTAGACTACAATTGTCACATGGTGCACTATTCCGCATTGATACTAATTCATGCAGTACTCCGTCAATTATTATTCCGTTATTTACTTCCATAATTAATCTCCTTTCCACCTACCCTAGCAGCATATACATTGCTACTAGGCATAGGTAATAAATTGTTGTTTTACTCATTTCTAATTTATTTTTGAATTAAAAGGCACGCCTCCGAAGAAATCCAAACTGTCACATTTAAAACTTTATCATAGAAAATGGAGAACGTACCCAGATTATTACTATTTTTGCTTCGCCACATTTAAAACTTATTATTATGAAAATTAGCGAAATCATTAGTGCTATGTCTACTGCTATTATTCCGATAGTAGCAAAAGGCACACCAGAAAGCATGATTTTTGCAGCTGGGGTGCAACCATTATTATCGACAGCTATTGATTCTATTCTTCTTGACATATTCCAAAAAGGTGTCACAAAGAAAGAAACAATAAGGTTAGGTATATCTTACATGTCAGCTGTAAATCAAGTTAATGAAAATATGAAGAATAACATTCCATTTAGGCAAGATGATATGTTTGTCTCTTCTAATATGAATTATTCAGATGCTAGCGATGTGATAGAAGCTACCATAAATAGTATCATGCTTGATTCGGAACATAAAAAATCTGAATTTTATGGTTATTTTATTGCTAATTTAGGATTCTCTCCAGAAGTAGATTACACAAATGCTCTTTATATGCAAAATATTATTAAGCAACTATCTTTCAATCAACTATGTATTATTAGGTACTTTCAAAGTTGCGCTATTTTAGATTTGTCTAACTGTACCAAATACATTGAGAATTCAGGAGATATAAAATCAATGGAAATATATTTTGGAATTAAAGAGCTCATTCGTCTTAATCTACTCAAAAGGCATCCTCCTTATACCCTAGGAGTTGACATGCAGAACCATTCATTAAATGTTAACGGACAATTAATTTGTAAGATGTTGAGTTTGCATAAAATTGATATTGATAGCATAAACGCAGTTGATAATATTTTCAAAAAAATGGGTGTAAAAAAACTTTAGATTATATCCAAATATTCTAGGATACTATTTTCTGTACAGGAAAATACAGTCCCATCCGGTGGACTAACAATATATTCTTCTGGATAAACTTTATCTTCATTTCAGTTCCGTTATACGTTAATTGGTAGTTTCATAAAACACATCCATATTGTTTTGCTCTGCCTTCCGGTGGTATGCCCAAATAGAGGTTTAAACGGGATGGCAGACAAAACTTCCGAGGATTTAATCTCACTTTCATTCCATTTGAATACAAGAGTGCCGTAAGGCTTCAAGACGCGCATACACTCAGTAAATCCATCGTGTATGAGTGACTGCCAGTCTTTCGGCAGTTTTCCGTACTTTTTAGCCATCCATGAGGTTGCACCAAGTGTTTTCAGGTGCGGTGGGTCGAACACCACCATGTAGAAAGAATTGTCTTCAAATGGAAGGTTGGTGAAATCAGCTATTACATCCGGCTTTATTTCTATGATTCTTGTCTTACCCCTGTCCTTGGCCGTAAGTGTTTCCGAACGTTTGTCAACAAATAAGGCAAGAGGATTATATTTGTCAAACCAAAACATTCTACTGCCACAACAGGCATCTAATATAAGTTTTCCATTTTCCATTAAGCTATTTCTTTTGATTTCTTCAATCTCAACTTTCTCAATACTTTGCAAAGTGCTTCAGTATTTTTTCTCGCTTGTGTAACCTCCACCGCATTCCCGATAAATTTCTTTTGGTCAGCTTGTGTGCCTATTAAAACATAATCTTCAGGGAATCCCATAATCTTTTTGAGTTCCGGAATGCGAAGCATCCGCATTTTAATATCCACTATGCCATACAGTGCCATGAACTCCTTTATCTTCACGGTCATAGGACTATCATTGTCGTAGATTTCAATCGCTACCTGACCGCTTTCTGTTGCTACCAGATAGGGCGGCATCTTATCCATGCGGGCTATTAATGTGAAGCAGGGGCTATCAACAGAGCCGCCAGCACTGTTGAACTGTGGATTCATCAGATAGTGCCATTTCCTGTTTGCGGTAATGGTCTGGGAGGGTTCCTCTATACTGCTACCTACATTTGAGAATGCAGTATTCATTATCCACGGCTGGCATGTTACCAAGTTTTGTTTCGGTGTTGTGGTAACAGCGGGGCATGGCGAGTTTATATCAGACACCTGACCACCTCCAGAATATTGATTCATAAAAAATGGAGATACAAGGGAAAGTCTGTCTTTAGTCAGAAGTGTAGGACAAGGCTGATTAATATCCTTTCCTGTATCCTTAAAGTTATAAGAACACATAAATCGGCTTTCAATTAAAGCCATCCTGTCCTTCGTTGTGACCGTTGGAGCTGGAAGGTCTACCGAATGATTATGTCCATTTCCATAATAAGCAGAAACAAAAACATGGTGGTCTTTGCAGGTGATTGCACCTGCCGGTTCTTCTACAGACACATTCTTGCTTTCGGGATGTCCGCTGAACTGTTTGGAGAGGAAACTTACCTGTACCTTTGCAAAGCGGTTTTCAGTAGTCAACACTCCGCATGGTTCATCAACTGATTTGCATGTGTCTTGAGGGCGAACCGTATTGTAACGGGAAAGGAAAGCATCCTTTCCTCCGGCTACAAACTTGATAAGTCCAGCATAGATACGTTCAAGCGTTTTCTCTGCAAGAGGCTTTTCCCTGAAGATGGTAGTTCCTTCATCAGAGAAATCAAGCACATCTTTTACCGGCTTCCACTTCTCCAACCGCGAGAACATATCTTGCCTACCACCTTTACAGTGGGTCGGTTCAGGGAATACTATCGGCAAGTTCTTTTTAGCAAAGATGCCGAAGAAGCGTTTTCTTGTGGTGTAGGCACCGAAGTCGGCAGCATTTAAGATGCGGTGCTCAAAGTTGTAACCGTACTTCTTGACATTGCGCACCCACTTTTGATAAAGCCGGCCTTTGTCCATGCTGATAGGTTTCCCATTCTCATCCATATCTCCCCATGACATAAACTCTTCTACATTTTCAATCTGAATGTAGTCAGGGGCTATAACATCAATATAACGGAAGAGATGTTCTGCCAGCGTCCGGCTATCAGCATCACGTGGCTGACCGCCTTTGGCTTTCGAGAAGTTAGTACACTCCAAAGAGGCATGAAGCATTATCATGGCATCAGGGTATAGCTGGCGGATACGTTCTACAATAGTGCTTATCGGGGAAAGTTCCAGTGTACGGATATCCTCAATAAAGTGAAGTGCATCAGGGATATTGGCATCATGTGAAAGGATGGCATTCTTGTCATGGTTCACACAGCAAACAACCTTTCCACATCTATTTCCATCCAATCGTGCTTCTTCCACACCTTCGGATAAGCCACCGGCGCCACAAAAGAGATCAATAACAAATAGTTCTATATCGGACAGACCTTCAATGGATTTTAAGATATTTTTCTGCGATTTCATAACTTCTCCTTTTTAAACAGGTGGCTGAACGCATTATCCAAATCCAAGTCCAGATTCAGTTTGGACGGGAAAGATT